CTTTAGGTAGTTTATTTTTGGCTATTGTTTTATTCAATTTTTCATCATTGTATTGCATCTTTATTTTTAAATAATTATCATCTGCACTCATTTTAAAACATCTTGCCAATATACAATTACTTGTATCATTATTTTCCTTTGGTTTAAATTGAAAACCGTTATTTTGTGTATTCTTATTAGATAGTACTTTTATCATTTTTTCGCTCAAAAAATACTTTTCATCAACATCACTTTCAAGTACATCTTTTAATCGTTTAGCAAGGTGTTCCTCTTTGGGAAACTGAAAGGAATGATTCACGTCTTCCCGAATTCCAATTAAAAAAACACGCTCTCTGTTTTGTGGAACTCCGTGATGTTTTGCATTTATGACTTTCCAGTATAAATTGTATGGCACACTTTCCTCATAAGGAAACAATACTGGGACTCCATTAACTGATTTACCCCCCAACATATTGATCCACTCTTGAAAAGTTCTGCCACCATCGTCTGACAACAACCCTTTTACGTTCTCAAATATAAAAATGCGAGGTTTGTTTACTTGAATAAACTCATAGGAGTTAAAAAATAAGATACCTCGTTTATCGTCTTTTCCTAGACGCTTACCAGCCAAACTAAAAGCTTGGCACGGGGGAGAAGTCATATAAATGTCAAGTGATTCTTTTGGTATTTCTCGCTCGTATACGTTGCTAGGGTAGTAATCAGGCTCTCCATAGTTATGTATAAACGTCTGACGTGCATATTTATCCATATCACACGCAAACACTTCTTTGTAATTTACTCCTAACCTCATCAAAGCCTGGTTAAATGCACCTACTCCACTAAAGTCAGAGCCTACTAGTAATTGTTTCATATAAGTTTCTTTAGTTCGTTATTCTCTTCAATGGCTTTCAATAACCTTAATTCAAGTTCCGTGTTTCGCTTGTGCAGTGCTTTGTTGTCAGCGTCTAAAAAACGAATGACCTCACGTACAAAATCCAAGTCTTCAATTTGCTGGTCAATACCTACTTTTTTCTGTGGCTCTCTCTGAAGCCTGAAGAGTAGTTTGTTAATAGTGCTATTCAAGTTAATGTAAGCAAGGCTCACTGCTATTTGTTTATCCATATTCGTGTTTTTATAGTCCGCAATAACCTGAGTCGCACTCATTAAAATCATCATGAAATAATTCATATTGAGGATTCCAATGAGCAATTTGTTCATAAGTTACATCCCTTCTCCAAGTGTTACCTTTCATAATTTTTGCTTTGTTTTCTTGATCAGTAAACCATTTTAATTTGTTTGGGTGCAACAACATCATTTTTTTTAAAAGTATTGGTTCTTTATGCATACATCCAACACAATTATTCATCCAAGCAAAACGGACGGGCTTTCCACGCCAAAACTCTTCAATTGCATCTTTAAATATACCGTCTTTTATTAAAGGGTAACTTGGTTTTTGATATTCAAAATTTTGCCACTTATTTCTTCCATTATTTAATTTACCTACAATTCCTTTATGAGTTAAAAATCCATTTTTATTCAATTTATCATTTGTATTAATGGCTCTTCTCATTTCATTTGCTCTAAATCCGAAACGACATTCCCAAGGAGCAATATTTAAACTTTTCCAATATTGAAACAATGGTTCTACTTTCATCTCTAAAGTACAAAATCTTCTCATGGGTTGAGGTAAATTTGGAATGCCACTTTTTCTTTCTATTACCTCATCAAATGTTTTTCCAGTAACCCATTTTATTTCCCTTCCCGTAAATTGTTCTAAATCAAATATTGTATTAATTATAATGTCGTCTTCTAATGTACCTATAAATTCAAGCCCTAATTTATCAGATACCATTTGACGTAATTTTGAATCAGTCAATAAACATCTTTTATCGTTGGTTCTTACTAACGCAAATGCTCTGTAATCACTTGGATAATGTACTTCTAAATATGCGGATGTTTTACCACCACTTATACTATTAAATGTTTTCATTGTTAAAAAGGTAAATTAAAGTTATTATTTCTCGTCATATAATATTTTTGTTCATTCGGTACTTCATTAACTCGAGTAAGCTCTTGAGCATATTTTTTATTACTGCCGTCAATTTCGTAAAACCTACCTACTTTAACATCGTAAAATAAATTACAAAAACCTCTCACACCTACTATTTCAGGTTTTGCCTTATTTATTTTTATGTCAGTCACGTTTGAATCAAATTCACGATGAACAATGATAATAGTTTTCCCATTATTCCCCCATTCAGAGCCACCTTTCAATTCGTGCATATCAGGCATTGGTACTTTTCCATCTTGTTTAACTGGGCTTTTAGGATGAATAATCGTATGTAAATGTAATTTACTTAACTCGGAAATGTCGTTAGCATATGACAAAACATCTTCAAGGTATTGATCATAACGCATATTTGATTTAACATCGTGTTTCATATAGTTCCAAGAGTCAATAACAGCACTAAAAATCCCAAGTTCTTTTTTGTTTTCAGCTGCAAAATTCCAATATTCTTTAGGAGTTACTGCCTTACTTGACTTTCCGTCAGGTTTAAATATGACAAAATTATTTAGCACTTGGGGTAGCATTGTTTTTATTTCATCTATTGAAAGCCTATCTTGAATCATTACTTTATTGCCTTGCGAGTCGTAGTAAAATTCTTTTACTTGCTTACCGCTCATTTTGTGCATTATTTTAGAAAGTATTTCGGAAACACTACCAGCGTCAGGCATATGAATCAAATGTTTGTGACCATACCATTGCGAAGTGTTATTTAAGCACTCAAGTAATAACTCAGTTTTACCGCTTCCCGGATAGCCAGTCCAATCAGTTCGACCTCCCTCGTGAATGGAATAATAAGGAGCTAATTGTTTAAATCCAACATAGAATGTTTTACCTCCACCGCTTGAGTAGTGTTCAAGTAATTTTTCTTCGAGTTCTTTATGTTCGTATACATTCATCCCTGAGTTCTAAATTGATTCATTAAGTCAGCTTGTCGTTTTTTCAGCATTTCATTAACTTGAGAATAATCTATATTCTCGTCATCAATAATAATTTGTTTAGGAGCTTCGCTTTTTTCTATATACTTATCCCAGAACAAACCTTGCCAACCGTTACTAATAGAAGTATTAATTACAAACTTACATTTATCATCTGAGTAACTACTCATTTCTTTTTTTAGTTTGTTTATGGTCGCTTCGCTAAGCTTCTTACCAATCTGTTTTCTGTATTCAATCCACTCGTTTAACAACACTTCTTTTTCTTCTTTATTTTCTTCTTCTTCTTTTATTGGTGTCGTTTGAATGTCGTTTGCGTTTCGTTTGCGTTTCGTTTGCGTTTCGTTTGCGTTTCGTTCATCTTGGTAATTCTCATATTTACATACGGTTAGCTGTGTCGTTATGTTGTCACTAATTAACGCTATCATATTTTCTTTCTGTAACAAATTTAAAAATCTTCTTACAGCGTTTTTATCCCAATTCCAACGCTTTGCCCAACTATCTAAAGACAAAATACTCTGACCTCTTTTAATGTTATATACCCTACCTTTAATGATACTTTGCGCATCTGAATAGTTAACGGTTAAAAGAATGTCGTTCCACGCTTCGTAACGGCTAAATTTACGTTTTTCTGTATACAGCCAATGTTCCTGTATTGACCTATGTAATTTAATCCAGCCACTCATTACTCACGAATTAATTTAATTTCGTTTACTTTTATTAAAACCTTATGTGTAGGTAGTTCTTTATGGATAAATTCATTTACTTCAATAAAATCCCAATGTCTCACAACAGCTTTTAACTCGTCTAGTGTTTCAATTACTTCCATAGTAAAATCTTTAAATACAATCGTTGCCATAATTTAATTTTTTAAGCAATAAAAAAGCCCTTATTTTCCCCACGGCTCTGACCTCGCAGTTCAAATAAAGGCTAAAATAATCCTTTTAAGGTTCTATAATGTCAGAGCGAACCTATTATATAATAGCGAAAAAACTAAAGTGTTTTATAATATTCTCGCAATGGCTTCTTACAGCGTTCAAGCCAGTCGTCGAAATTCATCACTTGGTAAATCAACTTCGGGTCAATATCAGCTCTTTTAACAGCGTCTAATTCGCTTTGTGCGTAGATGACCATATAACGAGGTCTGCCCTCACTGAAGTAGTTTACTTTGTATTGCTTAAAATGGGAGATCATCGTTAGCAGCTTGAATTTTTTCACTCGTGTTTTTCGGTGTCTCGTTTTTTGTCACGTATTCAACCGCAGTTATTCGTCCATCTGTCCAGT